CTCGGAAAGAATAGACTGTCGCTCAGATTCAAGCGTTATCTCCATAGCGGTGCGCTCTTGCTTGGCCATCAAAAACTCGTCTGTAAACTCTTGGGCTTTTTTAAGCGCCTCCTGGTAGCCCTTGTCAATCTCTGGCGCGGCCTTGTCTTCTGACGCTGGTTGTTCTCCGATCAGCTTAGATTCTGCCGCCGCAAGCCCGGCAATGTCGGCCTGCCCAGCCCCCGCCTCTCCGCGCCCGAAAACTCTGGCCTGTATTTCTTTTTTTAGTGCGTCCTGTTTTTGGGTGTATTCGTCCCACCCCATTAAAAAGTTCCAGAATCCCCTCTCACCTTCTGCGACATCGCCCATTGCGCTTGCAAGCCTGGTAACCTCTTTAACAAGTGCCGTAAAAGTCGGCAAGATGGATTCAGACAAGACAGCGCTTAACTGCCACCATGCGGTTTTAAAACGATTTACCTCTGCCGTTGCGGTTTTGGCAGCACCCACAGCAGCCTTGCCAAACCGATCACTTAGCGCTCTTGCAAGTTTTGGTAGCAAGTCTACCGCCAACACCTGCCCCTGCTCAAGCATCTTGTTCAACTCTTGAGTTGTGACTCCCATAGCCTTTGCCGCCAACTCAAAAGCGCCAGGCAAGCGCTCGCCAAGCTGCCCCCGGAGTTCTTCGGCCTGGACGTTGCCCTTAGAAATCATTTGGTTTAGGGCATACATGATGCCCTTCGTGTCATCCGCAGACAACTGCATTGCGGCCGCGGCTTCTGCAACACCAGTATAAACATCGCGCAATGCCTGTCCTTCAAGGGCAGTCCCACGTGCCGCAGCGCTCATCTTTTGGTAAGACTTTACTTGATCCTGGTAGACAAGCCCAAGCCTCTCAGACTCGTCGCGCAAAAAAGCGGTGGCTTCTGCGGCAGCCCTTGAGCTTCCCAAACTTGCCTTCATGGAAACATTAAGCCGCTCGGCCTCCATGCCAACACGGAGTAGCTCTTGCGTTAGTTCTTTTATACCCCAACCAACAAATGCGCCGGCAGCAACCGTGCCAAGGGTCCGCAGGGTAGCAGACAGGGCAGTCGTTGAGGACTTTAACTCCTTTGTGCCACCCTTGGCTCTATCTATTCCCTTGTGGTAATCCCGGGAGTCCATGCCCAAGACAACCATGAGTCGGTCAAGAACGCCCACTAAAACCGCCTTCTTCTGCGAGAACGAGCCGCCATCTTATGCCGCTCGGCCTGCGCCCGCTGCTCTTCGTTTTTGATTTTATACAGCGCCATCAATTCCGTTAGCTCCACCGATGTCCACCGCCGCCCCAACTCAGAAACCGGGATTCGATATTTGTCTGCGAGCTCTACGCAGTATCTTCGGAATCGGTCCCGGAAGGCAAGTTTTTTTCCATGTCCGCAAGAGAAGACGTCAACAGACCGGAAAGCTCAAGTGCCTTTTGCTGCAAAATCGCCACCGGCCCAGCGCCCTTGTCAAACAGCCATTCGGTATCTTCGTAGCTAAACGCCCGCTCATTTGTTTCTGGATCGTAGCAGCATTCGGCTATTACCGCACGGTTCCATTTGAGGTTGTTCACCTTGCCGTCTTTGTCGGAAGCAAACTCAGCCGCCCGCATTCGGCCGGCCGCACTCATGGTGCGTACTTCGATAACAATACCCGGCCACGGCTCTACCTGCTCGCCGGTACAGTCCTGAACCTCTTTTACTTTGTCTGCGATGCTCATAGTGCCCCCTTTGCTGATTAGGTTGAAGCGGTCGAACGGGTCAGCGTCCCGTTGCCCTGAAAGGTAATAGATACGGTCATCAGATCGCCAACAGACCCGCCCAGTGGTTGATAGGATTCAAGCATGGCGTTGCCGGAAAACCGGGGATTGCCAGCGCCCACAACTGCCGTAGACGGCTTAATAACCATGCGATTTGCCGTAGAGCCAACCAACCCCCACAGGGTCGCGTCTACCTCGTCTGCTGCAAAGTCTTGATTGAACTCCACCGTCGCGGTCCAGTCTTTCAGTCCGGCAATGCGCCTTCGGAAAGTTGACCCGGAAGCGGTCCGGTCCTGCAACTCAATGGTGTAATTCAACGTCACCGCCCGCACATGATCCGTGAGGTTGTCGGGTGCCGCAGAAGTCCCGATCAAAACATACGGATTAACCATTACTTTTTCTGCCATTTTCTTGTCTCCTTAAAAAACACCAATTGCAATACATCCGGTAAAAGATTCTGACGTGGCGCCCCCCACCACGATTGCACGATACCACTCGTCGGTCGAGCCTAACGAAGTAGACGACATGCTCGCCGTGTTTGCCGTTATTGCCGAAGTAAAAGACATGACGGTAGTCGGCGAAGCAAACCCGGAAGCGCTGTCAGCTTGAATCTCGACAGACACCTCTGCTGTGCTGCGAGAAAGCGAAGCATACTGGACGGCAGCCCACACCTTCTTCGTGGAGTTATCGCCAAGCTCAAGGGCCGTACCGTCACCAGAAGCGCTTATTGTGCCGATTTGCGCCACCTTACCGCGCACCAACGCAGCGTCCGCCTGGCCGGCGAAGTTAAACCCGTGCATTTCTCCGATGTTGCCGCCGTGGCTGTACTCTCCCACAAACTGGTCGCAAAAATACGCCACCCCACCGACACTCGACCCCGGCGAAACAGTCAGAACAGAAGACGACCCCGCCTCGTCAAAAAGCACATCATCAACGGAAGTCTCGCTTGTGGCGTCATAAAAACCACCACCGGAGATGTCCGCCGACTGCAGGCCGGCAAGCCGTTTCCTGAACGAAGACCCGAAAGCAGTCCTGTCAACCATGTCGGCCATTCGGTTGATAGTCACCTCATTGAATTTTCCGCCGAGGTCGTTTCCATCAACGTAAATCTTGCACTGTTTGAAAACCTGTTCGGCCATTAGCTGCTCCACCAAAAAATGTAGTCTTGCGAGACGCGGTAGTGAGGCACGGCCATGTCTTCGTCGTGCTCAACCGTTTCTGTCTCATTATCCCAAAATATACGCTGCACGGCAATCCCGCTCGAAGACGGGAAGGTGCCCATGTGGTCACGCAATCGGTATTTAACATCGTCTGCAAGCGCTCGCACTGTTGAAAGCGACGTAGAATAGCAGTCAATCTGCACCCGGTCTGACCGGATATTTGCATCAGCCCCAGAAGCACGATAGCCCGGGCTGCTGATTAGCTGATATGTCAGAAACGGTGCGGGCGCCGTCTGCGGTGCCATAAGTGGATATATCCTTGTAGCAACGTGGGCATAGACCCCCGTGGTGTCTGCCGTTAGGCTTGAGTATATTGCTTCGCCGAGTTTCACCTTGCCGCCCTTCCGATTATCCTTCTAAGACCAACGCGAATGTGCTTTGAGGCCGCATATCGCATCGTATCAATCGCCGGCCTAAGAAACGGGCGGGCGGCCATTTTTATTGTGCCCCTCTCAAACATATGACCTAAACGGCTCACCTTGTAATCCCATGCACCAAAAGCTGCAAAGCCGCCCTGACGCTGTTTTGAAAACACTTTCGCTACAAGTGCTTCTTCCGGGTTGAGTCTTTTTTCTCCCGTGCGATGGCGTATTCTGGATAAAAGAATCTGCTTTGCTCGCTCTGAAATTAATTTAGCTCCACCCTTAAAAATAGGTGCCAAATATTGAAAGTTCCTTCGCCCATCAAATGCCCGTTGCAAATTGTCAAACTTGCGGTTAAGAGAGCCCAAGCCCTTGACTTGTATCCTTGACATCAGCTTGACTCCGAAACGCACATCAACCGCAATTCCCGATGTCGGTTGTCCGGGTCGTTCACGGTCTGGATGGTCAAGTATCTGTCGCCATAGTCTTCGGTTAACCTAAGTCTGCAGGTAGGACTTATTGGCTCGTCATCACTCATTAAACAATACCGGATTCGCACCTGGTGAGTCACCTTCGCCTCAACTCTGCCGGATACCACGCCCTCACGCCCGCTCATGTCCCAAATCTCAGCCCAACAAGAGAAGTCGTCTTCGTAGGATATATCCGACTCCCCGAAGCTGTCTTGCGTGTGCTTCGGGCGCTGAATCGTAATCCAGTTTCTTAGCCTGCCGGCCATCATCGGCGGTAACTCCTATAGTCGGCCAGAATCGAACCCACGGCCATTGGCACGTTTTCGAACGCGGCGCCTGGCGGCGGGATGACCGAAGCCTCTCTGTTCTCGTACCAGTGCGCCACCAACAACCGAATAGACAACTTTATATCTTCTGGCACGTTGCCGGCCGTGGTGTACCCATAAACCGCCTCGACGCGAATCGGGTTTTTGTTGTGCAAGGTAACAGACGGCCAGTCGTGGTTATAGTCCAGCACCACCCTTGCAGGCCGTGACGCGGTGTCTGCGTCCCACTCGGTAGAGGCAAAAGTCGTGCTACCGCCCGAGCTATCGGTGTAGTAGACGCCGGAAGACGGTACAGACTGTAGCGGGTAATATGGCAACTCAATCTCGTCGTAGTCGTCTCCCCCTGGCCAGTCGTCATAATACGAATACCACGTCTGAGTCAACAGTTTCAGCCCGCACTTGGCCTCTACCCACCGCTCGGCAGACCGCCTCAACCCGCGCAGCATATCGTCCTCATGCGTCCAACCCGGAGTAAGGCGCAAGTGGTCCTTGAGACTTTCAAGTGATACCGCGCTTTCAGTGGCCGATGTCGCTACGGCTGTTTTGATAAGCATATCATCGGTCCTTTAGGTAGAGTCGGCGGAAGTCGTACTGCCGGACCATCTTCGTGCTGCCGCCCGTGTGTACCTTGACCTTTAGCGTCAACTTGTACTGCCCCCTGACAAACGCCGTTGAATAGGTCATGTAAGTGGTCACGGTGTTGCTCGACAGAGAAGCAGACACTATAAGCCCGGTAGACGAGGACTGCCCAACATCAGTTGAACGCACATTGACAGCAGACACCTCATGCAGAGAAGACGCATACGGAATTGCGCCGTCTGCCTTCGACGATGCGCTGCAAGGCACAAAGTCGAAGGCATAAGGCACATTGGTATCGCCCGGCTGCAAGGTGATGCTATCGCGTCCCTGGAAGTCGTCTTGCATCATAGCTCCTTACGAGCTTGTCGGGTCTCCAATTCGGACATTCCAACTCGGGATGGATACCGTATCAGCGGTCGTCAACCCGCGGCTGTCACAGGTAGTGACAAATAGCAGGTCGGTAGACGCCGTGCCAGACAAAACCGCCACATGGCCAGCATTGCCAGAGCTTGCGGCATCAACCTGGATGGAATTGTGCGAAGACGAGGCCACCGTCCACCCGTCAGAGGTCGATGCCGGCGCCGCAAAAATGGCGTTTGTGCCAGTGCTCGACCGCGCAAGCGCATACCCACTTGAGCCCTTCTTCGCCCAAGCCTCGTCGCCATCGGTCGGCTGCGTCGCACAAATACTGATGTGCGTAGCCTGGCTGGTAAAAGTGTTAAGCATTCGTTTGAACAGTTCAGAGGACGCGAGCATAGTCATGGTTCTATCTCCTTTTGAATTTTCCTTCTGTGCCTATTCGCGCACAATGCACGTTTAGGGTAAAATGTTTGGGTTTACGCTTGTAGCCAAGCAGCCCTGCCAGCCACCAAAAAAGTCGTTTCATTTCTGACTCCCCCTGAAAGTGAATTTGTCGCCCTTGTTTCGGAACTGAAACAGCGCCCATCGCCCCGAAAACAAAAACCTAAACCCCCTCGCCGTGAATGTTCTAAGCGCCTTGCCAATAATGCCAAGGATGTTTGGCTTTTTGCTATAAATAGTCAGCACCGCAGATTGCAGCCGCAAGGCAAAAGCCCGCAAAAACGATGCAACACCGCCATAAGCAGGCAAGACCACAGACTGAACGACTAACAAAGCAGCATCGACGATAAATGCAAACACGTTGCTATACGCCTTTAGCGCGGCACTCTTTGCGGCAAGCCCAACAGACCGCACAATACCAGCGCCAGATAACGCGGCCATTACAGCGCCTCGGCACGCCGCCACAACAGACCTGATGATAGAGGTGCCGCCGGACGTGAACGCCAATCGTGCCGACTGTGCAATAGCCGTGATGCCCCGCTGTATCGCGGTGGGTGTTGCGTATAGGGCCATTATGGCAGACCTCACCACAATCGCCCCAAATTCTGTAAGGCTGATGGCGCTAGAATACAGCCCAAGCAGCGCATTCCTCGCCGCAACCGATATCGCCCTTGCCACACCAGACACACCGCCATAGCTTTTTATGACAGCCGACCGTACTGATTGTGTTACCTGTTTATAAACGGGCACAATAACAGCCATTGTCGCCAAAATAGCTGGCTTTGCTGTGACAGACAGCCCGCGGCCCACGCTTGCCGTCCCGGCGTATATCGCCAGCGCTGCAGACCTAACAACAATCGCCCCAAATTCGGTAAAATCAAAAACCCCAGAATAAACCCCGTGGACCGCGCTCTTTGCCGCAAGGAACAGCGCCCTAAAGATTTTTGAGACACCACCATAGCTGTTGATTACGGCTGACCGCACTGACTGTATTACCTGTTTATAAATAGGCACAATAACGGCCGTAACCGCCAAAACAGCCGACCTTGCGGCAACAGATACCCATTTACTCAGACTTGTAGTCCCTGCGTACATTGATAGCGCTGCAGACCTAATAACAATCGCCCCAAATTCGGTAAAGCTTACAACCCGAGAATACAGCCCGTGGGCAGCGCTACTTGTCACAACCGTAAGCGCCCGCAAAACCTTCGACACGCCGCCATAGCTTTTGGCAACCGCCGATTGCACTGCAAGAAGAACAGCAGTTAAAACAGAAAGCGAAACAATGCCGGAATATATCGCGCTAACAGCCGACTTTATGCCAACTACCATACTTCTCGGCAGGCCGGACGTTTTGGCGTACATACCGATAAGCGCCGACCTTACAATAACAGAGCCAAGTCCCGCTATTTGAACTATGCCGGAATACATTTTGCCTGCTGCGCTCTTTACAAAAACCCGGATGTTCCTGGCCGGCGCAACCGCTTCACCATACAACGCTAACAAAGAACTTTTTAGTGCAAGGATTGATGCCTTGAATAAAGAGGGCCGCAGTGCTGTCAACGCCGACTTTGCGCTGGAAACAACCAGTCTATATAATTTTACAACGAACAGCGCGGGCCTTGATGCGAAAACCTTTTGCACGGCCGCCTGTACTGCAAGCGTAAACAGCCGCGTAACTACAACAACCCCGCCATAGGTCTTGAGCGTTGCAGACTTCACAGCCGCCGCCACACCCCGAAACAAGCCTGGCCTTGCCCCAAAAAGCGAGCTTTTCGCGCTGTCAACGGCCATCATAGCGGCTTTAAATATACCGGGACGAAGGCCATAAAGCTTAATCGCAGCTGATTTTACGGAAACGCCCAGCCACCTTACAGGCGGCACAATGGCAGAATAAAGGCCGTGGGTAGCCGACTTGACGGCCAAGAAAAAAAACCTTATAATGCCCACCGGCGCCGCAAAAAGCGCAAGGGTTGCCGACTTTAGGCCGGGAACGACTATCCCCCGGAGTGCGCCGGAAGTGGTCGCATAAAGTTTGTGAAGCGCAGAGACAACAACCACAGAAATGCCCCTAATAATCCCAACAACGCCCCCATAAGCCCCAAAGAGTGCGCCACGCACCCCCAACAGCATAGCCAATAAAACCGCCACAAGCCCGCTATAGGTTTTTAGCACCGCAGATTGTACGGTGAGAAAAACGGCGGTTAAAACAGACAGCGTGGTTGTCCCGCCGAACAACCCGTTAAGCGCACTTTTTACAGTAGTCCACAACTGCCTTAAAATACCGGGCCGGCGACCGCGCTGAACCAGTACCGCAGAATCCACTGGTTCTGCAATATTCCGGTGAATCGGCGGCATACCAGAGAACAAGCCCATTGTTGCGCCGTCAACGGCGACGCCCACCCCACGAGAGAGATCAGGGCGCATGGCAAAAAAATTGCTTAGTGTAGAGTCTACTGTAAGTGTATATTCTTCCCCCGCCTCAATATCCGCCGTAAGGCCGTCAAGATAGTTTGCACTACTGCTATAATAGCTGTTGGTAGCGTCTGTATAATCTCCATTAAGAATTTTTTTCCAAACACCATCCCCACTGCCAGAATTATACTCTTGGGAGGAGCTACAATAGCACCCTAAATAATCTCCTGAATCTACACTAAAGCTGGTATAATCATCCCCGGCATTCCACTCGTAACACGAAGAAGAAAACCCACCTATCCCATTATAGCTGAGCGTCTGCCGGGTGCCAGAAATACGGGAAAGGTAGTTGCTGCCATCATGGGTAAAAAACGCCCAGTTTACAGTTGGATTAACACCGTTGTAACCAAACATCGCAAGGCGGTTTACAGAACCACCTGTAGATGCAGCGGCCTTGCTGACCACTGTAAAATTCTGCGCTATGCTGCCCCTATCGGCACACCCTTGGCCAGCTTCGTTAGCCACTTAGCGCCCACCTTCTGCGAATGCTCTTCCACGGAGGCACGTT